TGTAAAGGAAGTTCACTTCCTGCTCAGGAATTGACTCCAATTGAAGTTCCCTTTCGCGGCAGAAAGATTTATATTGCTGGTGATAGAGAATTTTCTGAAACTTGGACTACTACATTCATTAACGATACGGATTTTATGGTTCGTACCGCATTGGAACGATGGTCTAATGGAATAAATGACTTGGCACTAAACACTGGTGTTATTGACCCTGCTGATTATCAGACAGATTTGACTGTTGAACAATTGGATCGTGACGATACAATTCTGAAAACATATATCTTTAGAAGTGCATGGCCAGTAAGTATTACTGCAATTGAACTATCTTCAGAATCAGCTGATGCTCTTGAAGAGTTTGAATGTACGTGGAGATATCAACACTTCGAAGCTTCAGGCGTCAACTTTTAGTCCTACTAAATAGTTATAACTAGTAGGAGATATTATGGCTGAGTTATTTGGTTTCAAGATTGAAAGATCATCTAAGGATTCGGGTGGGGAAGCAACCTTCTCCACCCCAACTTCCGATGACGGTACTATTGACGTTGCCGGTGGTGGTTTTTTTGGACAAGTTTTAGACACAGATGGTAGAGAACGAACCGATTTAGATTTAATTCGGCGGTATCGTGATATTGCACAGCAAGCAGAATGTGATACTGCAATAGAAGATATAATTAATGAAGGTATCGTTGCAAATCAAAACGATGTAGCAGTAGAAATTACTTTAGATCGTTTACCCTATCCAGAAAAAATTAAAAGAAAAATTCGTACAGAATTTCATGAAGTTCTGCGGCTTCTTAGTTTTGAACAAAAAGGTCATGACATCTTTCGCAGATGGTATGTAGATGGTCGTTGTTTTTATCACAAAATAATTGATAGCAAAAACCCTAGAAAGGGTATCACTGAATTAAGATATATTGATCCTACTAAAATTAAAAAAGTAAGAGAAGTTAAAAAAGGTATAGACAAAAAAACTTCAATACAGATGACTGAAAAGGTTGAAGAGTATTATATCTATAATGAAAAGGGACTTGCTTCTGCTGGAACTTCTGGAAGCAATCAAGGATTAAAGATTTCTTTAGATTCAATTACATATTGCCCATCTGGATTGATTGATGGCAATACTGGTCGAGTTCTTTCATATTTACACAAAGCAATTAAACCTGTTAACCAACTTAGAATGATTGAAGATGCACTAGTTATCTATCGCATCTCTCGCGCACCTGAACGTAGAATTTTCTACATTGATGTGGGTAATCTGCCTAAGGTGAAAGCAGAACAATATCTGAAAGACGTAATGAATCGTTATCGTAACAAGTTAGTGTATGATGCATCTACTGGTGAAATCAGAGATGACCGAAATCATATGTCTATGCTTGAAGATTTTTGGCTTCCACGGAGAGAAGGTGGTCGAGGTACAGAGATTACAACTTTGCCTGGCGGCTCTAATCTAGGAGAGATTGATGACATTCAATATTTTCAAAAGAAACTTTACAAGTCTTTAAATGTTCCAATCTCTCGTATGGATTCTGATGCTGGTTTTTCTTTAGGTAGAGCATCAGAGATAACAAGAGATGAATTAAAATTTACTAAGTTTGTACAACGTATTCGTAAGAAGTTTGTTCCTTTATTTACAGACATTCTTAAATCACAACTTTTATTGAAAGGTGTGATTGCACCAGAAGATTGGCCATCAATTCAAGAACATCTTCAATATGACTTCTTACAAGACGGTCATTTTGCAGAGTTGAAAGATGCAGAACTTCTCAATGATAGACTTTCAGCACTTGATTCAATTCAAGGATATATTGGTACTTTCTTTAGTAAAGAATATGTATTAAAGAAAGTCTTGCGTATGAATGATGCAGAAATTGCTGATATGAATGTGCAAATTAAAAAGGAACTTTCTGTCGATCCTATGGACGGTGGTATTACTATTCCTGATGGTGGTGATGGAATTACTCGTTACCCACAAGATAGTGGTGGAAACATAGTAACACCAGAAGAAATGCCCGATTACGAAGAACCCGAAAAGGAAGGAGATAAATAATGAGTAAAGAATTTGTAGATGCATTGGCATCAGAAAATAACCTAGAAGCAGAAACAGTTTTTAAAACTGCAATGGCAGCAAAAATTGGAGATGCACTAGAAACTAAACGGTCAGAAGTTGCAAAGACATTTGTGCAACAAGCAAAAGACGAAGCAGCTGAAGAAGAAGTAGGCAATGACTAAGAAATTTGAAGGGGTATATTCATCTGTTGTTGAAAAGGATGAACATAAGAAATCCAAAGCATATAAGAAACTTTCTCCAAAAATGAAAGGTGCTGTTGACCAGATTTTTAAGAAAATGGATTCTAAACCTTCGGATTTCCTAAATACTTTTGACAAAACTATTAAAGACGTTTCCAAAAGTTTTAAAGTTCGAGAAAAAGAACTTATGAACTATTTTGAAAAAGAAATGTTATCAATCTAGGAGTGAATAATGGCATTTGCAACACAAACATTAGTAGATTCAGATTTTGAATTAGTTACTAAAACCACTATTTCTGGAACAAACGGAACTGCAACAAAAATTATAGATGTATCCGAAATAGCAGGAGCTGCAACTGATCCTAGAGTGTCTATTGTTGCTATTAATTGGACAGTTAGTTCTATACTAGAAATTGAGTGGGATGCTACATCAAATGTTACTTGTATGTCATTAAACGCAAACGGCAGTTATAATGGTGGTGGTCAAACATTACCTACTTTAGCAAACAATGCTGGTTCTGGGATTACAGGAGACATTTTCTTTGAAAATGATGCAGCTTGTATCGGAACAGTTTGGATGAAAATGAAAAAAGTATCTGGGTTTGATAACATCACATAGAGGATAGGAGTATGAGTACAGTTAGATTATTTTCAGAAGCAGTAGACCACGATGTAGAATACATCACCGAAGAAAAAGAAGGCGGTGGTAAGAACTACAAAATTCGTGGTATCTTCATGCAGGCTGATATTAAAAATCGTAATGGTCGAGTATACCCTATGGAAGTACTTCAGAACGAAGTATTAAAGTATAACAAGAATTTTATTAAAGAGAAACGTGCATATGGTGAACTAGGACACCCTGATGGCCCAACGGTCAATCTGGAACGTGTATCCCATATGATTACCTCTTTAGAACCAGATGGTAAAAATTTTATTGGTGAGGCAAAAATAATGTCAACCCCTATGGGCGAGATTGTTAAGAGTCTTATGGATGAAGGTGCAAAACTAGGTGTTTCCTCACGGGGAATGGGTAGTTTAGACCAAAAAGGCGGTGCAAGTTATGTTCGGGATGATTTTTATCTCGCAACTGCTGCTGATATTGTTGCTGATCCTTCTGCTCCCAACGCATTTGTTGAGGGTATTATGGAGGGTAAAGAGTGGGTTTGGAAACATGGTCATCTCTTTGAAGCAGAGTTAGAAGACTTAAAACAAAAATTTGATGTGGTTCAAGCAAAAAGAAATCATGTTCAAGAAGCTTTGGAATTTGCTAAGTTCCTCAAAAATTTATAACTTATAAATATAAATACAGAAAAGGTAAGGAGACACCATATGTCCGAATTAGATAAAACAATTGAAGAGCTGGAAGCTGATGTACTTGCAGAACTAGAAGAGGCATCTAGACAGCCTACTGATGGTGCTGCTCCTTCTGCAAAAGCTGAAAAAATCGCTGTGAAAACGCCAGGCGGAGAAGTAGTGGACGGAGGGCCAGCAGTAGTTGACCCAACAGCCAAAGCTTCACCAACAGACGTTGCAGTTAAGAAAGCAAAAGAAGTTAAGAGTGATGCACAACAAAAAGGTTCAGGCAAATCAGATAAACCACAAAAACTCGCAGCTGGTCATGAACCAGAAGGTGAAGAGAGTATAATGGAAACGCCTAAAACCAAAATGGAATACATGACTGCCATGAAAGATATGATGGCTGGAATGGATAAGATGAATAAAGAAAAACTCATGGCAGCATATGAAAATATGAAAAATGCTATGACTTATGAAAAAGCAGAACCTACTGAGGAAGAAACTCAGAAGGCAGAAGCAGTTGAAGCAAGAATCAAAGATATCAACGTCAAAGAAGACGTACAAGCTTTGATGAACGCTGATGACAGTCTTTCTGAAGACTTCAAGGTTAAGGCAGCAACAATATTTGAAGCTGCTGTTAAATCAAAAGTACGTTCAGAAATTGAACGTATACATGAAGAAGTTAGTTCTGAGAAAGAAACCGAAATGGAAACTTTCAAAGAAGGACTTACAGAAAAAGTTGATACATATCTCAACTACGTTGTAGAAACATGGACTAAAGAGAACGAGTTGGCAATAGAACGCGGTTTGAAGGGTGAAATTGCAGAAGACTTTATCTCTGGACTGAAACAGTTGTTTGAAGATCACTACATTGATGTGCCGAATGAAAAATATGACGTTCTTGAAGCACAATCTGAAAAGATTACCGAATTAGAAGATAAGTTAAATGAATCAATTGAGAAATCAGTTAAATTGTCTAACCTAACATCTAAACTAGTTCGCGAACAGGTTATATCTGAGGTTTCCGAAGATTTAGCCGACACAGAAATTGAGAAGTTCAAATCCCTTATAGAAGACGTTGATTTTGGAAATGAAGAATCATTCCGAGAAAAACTGAATACTTTGAAAGAAAGTTATTTTCCTAAAGGTACTGTAGTTGAACATACATTTGATGATGAAGATGGAACTGCCGCCAAGGACATTGATACGACAGGTGCGATGAGTGCTTATTTGTCGGCAATTAGTCGTAATCAAAAGGCAAGTGCATAAACTATATTATACTTGATGTATAAAAATTAATAAAGGAGAAACAAATGTTTCAGACAGAACATCTACAAGAAAAATGGCAGCCAGTCCTAGAGCATCCCGATCTTCCTAAGATCAGCGATCCTTATAAACGGGCGGTTACTACTCTCATCTTAGAGAACCAAGAAAAAGCATTAAAAGAAGACCGAGGATTTCTCGGAGAAACCGCACCTGTTAATAGCATGGGTGGTGGACAAATGGATACGTGGGATCCGATATTAATTTCCCTAGTACGCCGTGCAATGCCTAACTTAATTGCATATGACGTATGTGGTGTGCAACCAATGACAGGGCCTACTGGTCTTATCTTTGCAATGCGCTCATCATTCCTTTCACAAGACGGTGCAGAAGCACTTGTTGGTGAAGCAATGCCGGGACAAACTGGTGCATCTAATCAAAACTCTGCTGGTGATATTGGTGGTGGTGATGTTGGATCATCCGAAACTAACCCTGCTGTTCTTAATGACAGTCCATCCGCTGGTACTTACACAAGTGCAACTGGTATGACAACTGCTCAAGCAGAAGCATTAGGTGATAGTTCAGATAACGGATTTGCTCAGATGGCATTCTCAATCGAGAAGTCAACTGTTACTGCTGTTAGTCGTGCGCTAAAAGCTGAGTACACAATGGAACTTGCACAAGATTTGAAGGCAATTCATGGTCTTGATGCAGAAACAGAACTTTCAAACATCCTAAGTTCTGAAATCCTCGCAGAAATCAACCGCGAAGTTATTCGCTCGTTGTATGTTACTGCGGTTAAAGGTGCTCAAGTTAACACAACTACTGCTGGTATCTTCGATTTAGATACAGATTCTAATGGTCGTTGGTCAGTTGAAAAATTCAAAGGTCTTATGTTCGCAATAGAACGTGATGCTAATGCAATTGGTCAACAGACTCGTAGAGGTAAGGGTAACATGGTTATCTGTTCAGCTGATGTTGCATCTGCACTTCAGATGGCTGGTGTACTTGATTATACTCCTGCTCTTGCAAACAACCTAAACGTAGACGACACAACTACCACATTTGCTGGTGTTATGAACGGACGTTATAAAGTATATGTTGATCCATATGCATCTAACGTAGCTGCTTCACAGTACTATGTTGTTGGTTATAAGGGTACTTCACCTTATGACGCTGGATTCTTCTACTGCCCATATGTTCCATTACAAATGGTACGTGCGGTTGGTGAAAATTCTTTCCAACCTAAGATTGGTTTCAAGACTCGTTATGGTCTTGCTGCTAACCCATTCGCTGCTGCTGGTGCAGTTGCTGCTGGAGACACAG